TGTTTTAAGTTATTTATTCAATCTGAGCCTATTTGCACTCCTGAAATGATTAAATCCTAAAAAGATTAACAACAGCCCTCTAAGCGAGGGCTTTTTAATGCCTACCCATATTCACCAGATGAATGCGCACTGTTTGCATATTCATTTGATTTATTATAAATTCTAATTATGGCCACCATTCATGCCAAAAATGAATGATTTTACGTTACCGTCTACGGAGAAAATGATGGGTGAATCTGGACTTATTAATCAAAACATTGCCGAAGAATCAAAACCTGTAGAGCCTGTGGCGGGCGATACGGAGGAATCAGGGGCTAAGCCACAAGCTGCTGACAACCTTGAGGAGGAAGTAATTGTTGAGATTGACGCCGACCAGCAACAAGAGGCGAAAGAAGCTGAGCCTGACTACAAGGTTATGGCACGGCAAAAGCACGAAAAGATGAAAAAACAGCGTGAAGCCCGTGAAAAGGCCGAAGCTAAAAACAAAGAACTTGAAGAGCGTTTGGCAAAAGCTGAGCGGGTAATTGCTGAGGTGACAGCGGGAAAGAAGCCTGATCCTAGTGACTTTGAGTATGACCCAGAGGGTTATGCTTCTGCGTTGCGGGAGTGGGAGGCTAAGCGCCCGAAAGAGCCTGAGAAAGCGCCTAATCAGAATGTCGTTGAATCATTAGCTGATGAGGTGGAAGAGTTTGCCATTGAATCGGCTGAAAAGATGAAGACGGTTATGCCTGGATATGATGATTCTGAGCAAAAGCTTAAGTCCATGATTGCTGATCGTGGAAGCAATATTGCCGCTGCAATGAATCAATTAGCTGACCTAACTTATGGTGAAGAAATCGACTATGCACAAGCTGTTGTCGGTCTTGCCGAAGTTCCTGGGGCGCTAGACCGGGTAATGAATGCCAAGTCTCATGGAGTTCTAAAGCGTGCTTTAAAAGAAGCTGCTGCGAAAGTAAAAATTACTAAGCGGCAGAAGATTGACACAAAACCAGAACCCGAAATCACAAGCACTGGAAATGTTAGCTCTATGGCCGCCCAGATTGAGGCAGCCAAGCAGAAGTGGATCGAAAGCAAGTCTGCTGATGATTACAAATCGCTTCAAGCATTGAGAGCAAAAAGCAAGAAAAGTGCAGCCAACTAAAAGGTAATTTAAAATGGCTAACCAATTAATCCAAGACGTACACACCTTAGTTGATGAGGTTGTGCAAGAGAATGACATTATGGCCTCCTGGTCTAAAATGTTGCCTGTATTTGATATGGGTGATGTTGAAGGTCAGCGCTATGAAGATGTTGAATACGTTCCGGAAGAATATCGCTTTGAAGCTGTTAGCGGATTTACGTCACAAAGCGACAACTCTGACGTTCAAGACTTGGTGGATCGACTGATTCCAATTCGCCGCAACCAGTCATTCAACATCAAGTCAAGCATCACAACCAAAGAACTGCGCGACCCTCGACTGCGCCGCATGGCTGTTAAAGGCTTTGCTCGTGAGATTCGCAACCGAGTTGATACCTACTGTTATCAGAAAGCAATCGATCGTGCTCAAATGGTACAAAAACTGGCCACTCCTGGCACCGCTTTGCAGTCTGATTTATCCGCTGCTGAAGTCTTAATGATGGACAATGGTTTGTCGATGTATAAGAAGAACATCTTCTTGTCGCTGCCACATTATAAAGACCTGTCAGACACCCTTGCCAACAACCCAGCCAACTTCTCAAGCGGTATTCCTGACAGCGCCTATAAGGGCTCAGTTATCCCTAACATGGTAGCTGGCTTTGATATGGCAATGCGTGCAGATTATCGCAAGACATTGACAGCAGCTGAAGCTACTGGTGTTACTACTGATACCTCTCAGAACTACACGGTTCAAACGAAAGACGCCAATGGTAATTACATTGACAACCGCCAAATGACTAAGACGTTTAATACGACTACTGACATGAAGGCGGGCGACAAGTTTACAATTGCTGGTATCAATCGCTTGAATCCAGAAGTACGAGAAGATACTGGTGAGCTAATGACATTCACCATTGTTAGTGTTACAGATGGCACTAACGCGGTTATCTCTCCTGCTGTTATTACTACTGGCCCGTTCCGCAACTGTGTTGTCAAAACTGCTTCTGCAACCGCAGCGGTTGTTTTCCTGAATGATGTTGACACAAACCCATCTATCTTCTGGGCAGATGAGTCTATTAAGATCATTCCTGGCAACCTGCCAATTACTGAGCCTGTAGGTGGTGTTGAGCCTGTTCAAGCTGTTACTGAGCAAGGTTTACCAATGCGCTTTACTTACTGGTATGATCCAGATGCTGAAACCTTGTTTATGAAGGTTGTAGTGTTCTTTGATCTGGAAGTATGGCTTCCGAATCAGGTTGGCGTTCTGATCGACTAACTAAAGATAGGGGCTTCGGCCCCTTTTTTAAGATACCAAAGGAAATACTAGTGATTAATATCTTTAAAATTGGCGGCCCGTACAAAACAGAAGGCGGTCTTTCTTATGATGCAAAGTGCATTGAATCTAGAAAGTTTGCTTCATATAAGGCTGTTGGCTGGGTAAAATCAGTTAATGATCTTAAAGAAAAATCTGTAGAAGAGTTCGGCGTTGATGGCGGAAGTGAAGAGAAAGCCATACGAGAAGAGATTAAGTCGCTTGGTGGAAAGCCTGGCGGAAGATCATCCATTGAAACTCTTAAGGCTCAATTAAAAGAGCTTAAGGAAGCTAACGAAGATGGCGAAGACTAAGGGTGAACTGGCAACGGAATCGCTGCTTGACATAGGTTTTGACTCACCTGTTGATTCAGATGTCCTTAGCAGCTCCGTTTCAAATCTTGAGCGCATGGTATCTGGATGGGTTAATAAGAATGTATTTATTAACTACAGCTACAGTACCTCACCTATTCCCACTCAAGACTCTGGCGTTTCTGCCTATGACGAAGAGGCGGTAATCTCCAACCTTTCTGTCAGAATGGCTTCTGTGTACTCTATCATCCTAAGCGGAGAGCAAATGGGGAGGGCCAAGGAGTCATATAATGACCTACTTAACACAAACCCACCTCAATATGTATCAAACCCTTACCAGCCTTTAGGGGCAGGCTCTACAAGGTGCTATGAGTATTTGTTCGAATCTGTTTTTCAAGACAGCGATGAAATAATCCAAGTTTATGTTGATGATGCGAGAATAGCAGAGGTTGATTTTTCATCATTTGCAACAGAATCAGAACTTGCCTCTATAACCTGGCATTCTGATAATCCGACAATAGACATATCAAATATAAATACAGTAGGCCAAAAGACTGAAGCGCTCCTCACTTTCAGTAAATCAGGCTCATATGCTGTATGCGTAAAGGCTACAAAAAACAACGGAGAGACCCAGACAGCAAACCTAAGCTATGAGGTCTTACCATGCTCATTCAACGAAAGGATTGAACAAAATGGCTTTAATCGTAATACCACTAGCTAACGGTACGTACACAACAGATGAAACCCCTGGCGTTGTTACGCTTGGAAAGAATAAAGGTTTCAACCATCAAATGACCTTTCTTCTTGAGGAGTCAACACCTGTAACGGCTGGAACTGTTACAGTGTCAGCTAAGTCTTACGGGTCGGAAGAGTTTGAACCGGTTCCTGATGGAAGCATTGATCTAACATCAATTGGAACCCTAATCTTTCAATTTAATTCGGTTGACCAGTATCAGTTTGTGGTGTCTGGCTTAACTGGGGCTGGCAGATTGGTAATTAAAGACTCACCATTTGGAGTATGTCAGTAATGGCTACAGGCCCTCAACGATTTGGAAGCTCAGGTCAAGGGCCGCAGCCTTTTGGCCTATTCGGTGGTGGTACTCCATTTGCACCAGTTCCGCCTTTGGTATCCCGCTACTTCAACTTCTTCGATGGCGTACAGGAGTATGTGCAATTAGCGCAGCCTGTTACGTTGAGTGGAAGCTTTGAAATAAGCGTACTGCTCTACCCCACAGCAGATCGTGCACACATCCTGGCAGATAATAGGTCTGGAAATACTGATCGCTTATTTTTTGAAGAGGCTAGCAATAAGATTGAAATCTTTGTCGCTGGTACTGCTGTTACTTTTTCAGGTTTCCCTCCTGAAAACCAGTTGTCATTACTAACCCTGTCGCGCGATGCGTCAAATAACTATACCTGCGTTCTGAACGGTGTACCGCTGACAATTACAGCGGGACAAGGTGCAGGCGGAAGCTTTTCATTTAACAGTATTGGTGGCCAATTTGGCGGTGTAACTGGAGTCCCGCCATTTGCAGGGATTGAAGCCAATGTCCGCATTGCAGACAACGGCACACTAATACACAACTGGGCTATAGATGATAACTCTAATGTTATTGCGGATAGTGTAGGAAGCAATAACGGAACCCTAGTAAACCCATCGGGCGGCTGGGGATTGTTTGATAAGCAAAGTGATGGGGATTGGCTTGGTCAGGAGTTGGCTACTGTCAGCGAATCACCAGTTCTTGGCGACGATGGCAATCCCGAGTTTTTCTCTGTTGCAAACATATCAGGCGGCAATGAATACAGAATATCTGCAGAAGTTTTGACATTCTCAGGAAGCGCGGATTGTGGGTGGACAAGCACTGCCACAGGCGGAGTACCAAACGGTATACCAGCAACACCACCATTTAGGTCTACAGTTCCCAATATAGGCGATATTGTCGGTGGCGACTTTACAAGCACGTCCGGGCCAGACGTGCGGCTGTTTGGTAGGATCTCAGCAGTTTGCTCATTCAACAATTTGACAGTCAAGCAACTACTAAGGTCAGCATAATGGAAGAGCAATACGAAGAACCACAACCAATATAC